TGACCTATGGTCAGAGTCATATTTTAGTTGATTATCCTGCACCAACAGGGGCATTAAGTCTGGCAGAAGAAAGAGCGCAAAATAGAAGGCCATATTGGATAGAGATTGACCCAACTAACATTTATGGTTGGAGATTAGATCGAGAAGTCAATTATGGCAGCTTGATACAGGTAAGAATTGCTGAAAAAGCTGTTGTACCGTCAGGAGAATTTGGTGAACAGGTATTTGATCAAGTTAGGGTGATCGAACCAGGAAAATTTAGTATTTATCGGAAGGTTTCACCTAAAAAAGACCTAATTAACTTAGAAGATAGTAGTTATGCAGGTAATTTTGATGGCCCAGAGAATGAAAAAAACTATGAATTAGTGGATTCTGGGGAGTTTTCTTTAGGTGAAGTGCCTTTAGTTAGTGTTTATTCGGGTAAGACTGATACTTTGACGAGTAAACCACCATTATTAGATATTGCGTATTTGAATTTGGCACATTTCCAGCGTCAAGCTGACTTAATTCATAGTTTGCATGTTGCATCTCAGCCAATGTTGGTGTTAGAGGGATGGGATGATCAGACAAAGGATATGAGTATTAGTGTTAACTATGCGATGGCGACTCAACCTGGAAATAAGGTGTATTATGTCGAGCCAGCAAGTAGCGCATTTGAGGCGCAGACTAATGAAATACAAGAATTGCAAGTTCAGATGGCAACTTTAGGGATTAGTACGTTATCTCAACAGAAATTTGTAGCAGAATCAGCAGATGCAAGACGATTAGATCGTGTTGATACGAACTCTATGTTGTCAATGGTTTCTCTTGAGTTAGAGCAGAAATTACAGAAGGTATTTAATTTATCAGCTAATTATTTAGGAATGGAACCACCTGAAGTCAAAATTAGTCGTGATTTTGATATTGATAGGCTAATCGGACAAGACATAACAGCTCTAACATCATTATTCGATCAGAAAGTAATAGATAGGGAAGAATTTAGGGAGATATTAGTGCAAGGTGAAGTTCTTCCTTCTGCATCTGAGACTGAAGTTAATTAATACACTACAATGGTAGTGAAGAGCATTTATTTACTATGCCAATCGAAAAAATGAGGTTTGAGGAATTAAATCCTCCTGCTTGTCCACCAAAGCCACCAAAGAAGAAAGCTGTCGTCAAAGAAGAGACAGTTGAGACACCTAAAACACCTGTAACTGAGTAATTATGATTGAAGAAAAAGTTATTCAGCAGGAGTCCGTGACTTCTGAAGAACAGCCCGTGGCTACTTCTGAAACTTTAAAAGCACCTGCTGCACCTGAAATTCCTACTGTTCCTTTATCTGAATTTGAAGCCTTAAAAGGGCAGCTTGCAGAAAAAGAAAAAGCGTTTCAAAACGCTAAGAGTAAAATAGGGGAGTATTACGATGATCGTAAAAAAGCCTTAGAGGATCAGGGTATGTATAAGCCTCTTTGGGAGGATGCAAATCAAACAGCCCAAGAAAAGGATAAAAGAATAACTGAGTTAGAAACTGAGTTAAAGACGGCTAAAGAGCAAAAGCAAATGGAAGCAACACGCACCACTGCGATGTCTGCTTTAAGTAATGCTGGAGCGATTAATGCAGGTCAAACATTATCACTTTTGCAAGACAAATTGCATAAGAGCAGTGATGGTAGAACTGTTATTTTGAATGGTGGAGTCGAACAGGATCTAGGTACTTACGTTAATAATTTGAAGAACCCTGGAAGTGGATGGGAACATCACTTTAAGGCGAGTAATGCTGCTGGTATGGGTGCAAAACCTAGCCCAACATCTAATGTTGCCCCTGGGTCTGAAAACCCTTGGAAGACGGGCAATCTCACTCAACAAATGGTATTATCTAATCAAGACCCTGATTTAGCAGCCGTGCTGCAAAAAGAGGCATCTCAGTAACACTTAAGGATCCGTGATTTGAGGGTGTTATTTCTAAGTCCGTGGCTTAGGCAAGTAAACCGTAATTCTTAGGAGAAAGAAATGGCAGCCCCGTTTCAGAATTACTCTGGCGGTGTCCTTTTAGCAGACATCGTAAAGAGGAATAATTTAGCTCGCTATGTCCAAGAGGCAATTAAAGAGCGTAGCCAATTTGTAAAGAGTGGAGCTGTTGTAAGAAACAGTTTCCTTGACGCTAAAGAAGGCGGCACACGTATTCAAGTTCCTGAGTTCAACCCTGTTGCACCTACTGAAGAGGTGATGACTGGTGCTGCTAACTGGGGAACCTCAACTGCTGGTTACTTAACACCACAGAAGATCGGTACAGCAACACAGATTGCTTCTATCGTTCATAGAGGTTTTGCATACGCTGTCGATGACATTGCAATCTTGGCTGCTGGCGAAGATCCAATGTTGGCTATCCGTAATCAGTTAGCTGATGCAATCAACAAGTTGAACAACGCTCGTTTGTTCTCACAACTTGCTGGTTTATTCGGTACTGCTCTTGCAGGTAACGCACTTGACGTTGCAAAAGCTGGTACTGGTGCTGCTGAAGCAAACTTCTTGACAGCTTCTACTATTGCTAAAGCTCGCAACAAGTTGGGAGAGCGTGGTGAAGAGCCAGATCTATTGGTTGTTCATCCATCAGTTGCTTACTACCTATATCAGGTAGGAATGTTGACATTCTCAACAACTGCACTTTCAACTGGAACAGGCATCCAGTGGGGTGGCGGTGGTGTTGGCATCGGTGCTAAAGAAGTTGGTCAATTTGCTGGCTGTAAAGTCATCGTTGACGAAGCTGTTAACACTGTTGCTCCTGGTTCTAGTGGTCATCAGACTGAGTACTACTGCTATCTATTGAAAGCAGGAACTATCATGGAAGGTGTTCAGCAAGATCTAAGGATTGAAGCTGATCGCAACATCTTATCTAAGCAGAATGTACTTTCTGTTGACTATCACACTGCGTATCATGTAATGGGTACTAAGTGGGTAGATGCTGGTGACAACCCAACCAATGCAAACTTAGCGACTGCTAACAAGTGGACTGCTACTTATAACGTTGATTTGATCCCTGCTGTTCAGATCACAGTTAACACACCTCTCGATACAACTAATATCTCTTGATTTATAATTGAATCACTAGGGAATGAGATAAACCCTCACCATTTATTTGGTGGGGGTTTTTTATGACGCTACAATATAGAGGAAATGTATTTTAAGGATTGTGGCTGCAACAATAATTGCCACGTTGAAGTCTGCAACAGCTAATAGCTATGTGACTTTAGCTGAAGCAAACACTTATTTTGAAACCGTCCCAGATTCAACCACTTGGGATAATAAGACTGATGATCAAAAGAATCGAGCATTAATATCTGCTACGAGATGGATTGATGATTTTAATTATTACGGTGATCGTTGTGATGATGGACAAGCATTAAAATGGCCTAGAAATAATTACGAAGTAGATAATGTTGAATTGGTTTGTACTTCAATACCTAATAACATTAAATATGCACAATATGAGTTAGCTAGAGCGTTAGCAAATACTACAGATGCAATGACAGGTAATAAAGGAACAGAAGGTATTGTTTCTGAAACAGAGGTTCAAATAGGTGATTTAAAAGAGAAGAAGAAATTTAGTGCATCAAGTCAAGGTACAGGTTCAACAAATAATATTTTAGATGTATATCCTTGGATACAAAGTTTTTTGGGAGCGTATATGTTAGGTGGAGCTGGAACGTTCCAAATGAGAGTTGTTAGAGGTTAATTATGGCAGGGACATTAGACACAACCTTTAAAGCTTTAGCTAAACGGTTAGGTTCCGAGTTTGGTTCTTCTTTAGACACTACGATTACTTATTCTGTTAATGCAAAAGGCAGTTATAACGTAGCCGCAGGGAAGCAATTAATTACAACCACGAAGTATTCCAATATAAAAGTACCTATAGCATTTATAGCGACAGAACAGGTTGATAGTAGAGAATTAAGATCAGCAAAGTTATACATAACACCTGATTTAATAGGAAATCATCAACCTACATTTGAAGATGAGATTACGTTGAGTTATGGAGGAGGAAATAAGGTTGCACAGATTATTGATATAGATACAAAACGTGGTGGACAGGTTTATCTACATACAATTCAGGTGAGATTCTGATGGCTAGGAAAAAAGAAAGGAGATGGAATGGGAAAAGACAAGGTAGGAAAAGAACGCCCACAAAGAGTTATAAACAGTTACAAGCAGAGTTAAGTAAAAAAGAAACGCCTAGACAGTTTATGAGTAATATTGAGGAAGATTTATATGCAGAAATTGAAGCTGATTTTAATTTATTAATTCAAGCAACTGTTTCTGACTTAACAAGCAATGCTCAAGATGATGGTTATAGTCCTGTTTTAACAGGTTTCTTTGCGTCTAATTGGAAGGCAAATAAAAGTCAAATTGGTAGGACAGAAACTCCAAAAGGCACGAAATGGGAAGGTATAAGGAAAACGACTAGAACTATCGGAGGGAAGAAACAAACTGTTTTAGCGGCTGGT